AACTTCTTGTGGTAGCTGATAGATGTTTACGTCACGCACCAGTTCCATGAAGCTGTAGCTTTCTTCATAGGCATTTTGAGCACGTTGACGATAAGTGCCGATGGTTTTTTCGTAAGCTGTTTGGTAATGTGCAGGGTCCAACTCGATGTCTACAATATCACCACCGAGTTGGAGCCTTACATAATCGTTAAGGTTTTGTTTTAGGGTTTCAAGACTGTTTTGTTGCTGTTCTGCCATGGGGAACTCCGTCCCCCTTATTTACCAGCTTCTTAGGATGATCAAGTTCTCTGTGCCACGACCGTTGAACGGTGTTTCTGTGGTAGTAAGATCTTTGAACAACTTGCGAGCCGAGGGCTTGCCAGCGGCGCTGAGCGCTTTCAGCGTTTCTGCAGGCTTGCGTACAGTTTTTTGCACAGTTTCTGCGGGGTTGAAACCCACAACGGCATTGTTCTTGACAGTGAACACTTTGGCATATTCATCCGCAACAATGTGGATCAGCTTGCGTTTCTTGGTATCATACAACCAAGCTTCGGCCTTGTCCACCAGACTTGCAGCCGGCAAACTCTTGAGTTTGAGCTCGGCAAATTCAGATTGGAACTTGAACTTGGCGGCTTTTTTCTCTGGACTCACGGGCTTGACTTTGCGCGGCTTGCGTTCCACTTTCTTGATCTGGACGTAACTGCCGCAGTCAGCGATTACCAGCTCGCAGAACTTGACACAGTTCTTGAGCTGAGTTTTGGTCATGTGTTCGTAGGCCTTGGCAAGATCAGGATCTTTGCCTGCCACAGCTTCTTCAAATTCTGTGAGCTTGCGTGTCCAGGTGTCTTTGATCATGTGGATGAACTGTGGCGCAACATTCATGCTACGCATTAGACTCACAGGCTTGTAGTCAGCGTTGAGCTTGGCACCACTGACAAGAAACTCGTCAAACAAGCCTTCTAGCTCACCTAGACACTCGCTGGTTTTTTCTCGCAGACGATCTTGAATCGTAATTTTAGGAACAACTTCCTCTACTACGACTTCTTGCTTGACCTGTTCTTTTTGCTCCAACAGTTCTGCAATGAGGTTGTCTAGTTTGATTTGCTCGTGCTCATCCAACTGCAAGCCCATGTCAGCCATACGGCACAGCCAGCCAGTGGTCAGTCGAATTTGACTGTCGGGCATGGCACGTATTTTTTTAGCGTCACGAGTGCGTTCGCGACGATCCAGATAGCTGGCCACCATGTCTTTGGCTTCTTTTTTGCCGTAGAAATAATTGTACCAATTAAACGCCCGAGTCATTGTGGCAAAACGATTTTCTGTGGGCTGAGTTCGCCACACAGGTTCGTCGCCTACGTGTTTGGTATCAGGACTACGCGGATTCAGGGGTTTGATTGTGGCTGTTTTCATGCAGGCTCCTTTGACTATAATTATAACAGATCACCCGTTTTGAGTCAAGTCAACAGAAAGTAATACTAAAGTTAGATCTGATTCCCTGCGAAATGTGATCCAGTAGGAGCGAGCAAAGCCATCACGGGACTTGCCATAATAGGAATACCAATCATGCTCGCGTAGCCAGCCGCCTCCCCGGAGCTTTTCGCGGCACGCTCGTTCCACTGCTCGAACCCGATCGTCGTAGCCGCTGTGGAACCGCAGGGCTACAACATGCCCTTGTTCTTTGAACTGACGAAATCTGCGGTTTAACTTAACTACTTTCATACCCAAATTATAGCAGGTTCAGAATTATCAGTCAACCTGCCCATAAATACTTGACTATGCCACGTTTAAGCCTTTACCGCCCTAATAGAACCCGAGATTACCAATTCATTGACCGTACCATACGAGAAATGTACACTGTGGGTGGTGTAGACATCTACATCCACAAGTACATGGGTCCTCAGACTGGCGGCGAGGATTCGGCATTTTCTGGCAATTTTGATGCTACACAACCTGTGTACGAAACGCAGAGTCCTTTGAACATACAAGACTTGCTGTTGTTGGAAAACCGCGATCGTGTTTACGATCAAGATGTTTATGTCATGCGTGGTGTGTTTCAAACACAAGACATTGATTTTGACCTTAGCCAGTTTGGTTTGTTTTTAAACAACGATACCTTGTTCATTACATTCCATTACAATCGCATGATTGACGAGTTTGGTCGCAAACTCATGAACGGCGATGTGCTGGAAATTCCCACGCTCAAAGACTACTATCCGTTGAATCCAGCCATACCACAGCCCTTGCCCAAGTACTATGTGATTCAGGATGCTGCTTTTGCCAGCGAAGGATTCAGTCAAACTTGGTTGCCGCACCTGTGGCGGGTAAAAGCCACGCCACTAGTCAATGCACAAGAATACAAAGATGTTCTCAAAAAACCCATGGTCCAAGAGAATATCTGGGACTCAGACAATTTCTATCCTGCTGGTACTGTTGTAAACTACGGCAATACCTATTACCAGGCCACACAGAACGTGCCAGCAGGCACTACCATCACCAACACCACCTACTGGTTGGAGTATACACCGTTGACTCAGAGTGATCAAATGACCACTCGTACCAAGGACCAGGAAATCAATGATGCTATTCTTGCACAAGCCGATGTTGAAGTTCCATTGAGTGGTTATGACGTTGACAAGTTCTACATTACTCCTACTTTGGAAAACGGACAGCCGGCCAACCCTGTGGGACTAAACACCAGCTCTACTACCACTGTAGATGGAACCGAAGGTGGCATGAACACTACCCCTCGCGGGTTTGGTTACACCTTGGGTTATCTGACCGGCGACGGCAAAGCGCCAAACGGTTTCCCAGTCACTCCAGGTGTGAACTTCCCAGAAAACCCAGTCAGCGGAGATTATGCTCTAAGGTTGGATTACTTGCCCAATCGTTTGTTCCGGTTCGATGGCAATCGTTGGGTGCGTATTGAGGACAATGTACGCACCGATCTCAACAACGGACCAAACAATAAGACCCTACGTTCAAGCTTTGTAAATAACACAGCAGAAGTTCGCACTACAGATCGTGGAATGATTCCAAGCCGTCAAAGTTTGAGCGAAATTCTAAAACCTCGGGCCGACAACGGCGGTTAACACATGCAACAATTCTTTTATGACGAACAGATACGTCGATTTCTTCTACAGTTTACCAGGATCTTTTCAGGATTCCAAGTAGAGTACGGACGTGATGCTACCAACCCAGACCAGTATGCGCTGTTGCGTGTGCCGGTCCGTTACGGAGATTCTAGTCGCAATGCACAGACTATCATTCAAGAAAACTCAGCCAACAGCTTGCCTAGCTCTCCATTGATGACTTTTTATATTGCAGGCCTAGACTATGATCGTCCTCGCATGCAGGAACCTTATTTTGTGTCGCGCTTTGCTGTGAAGCAACGTACCTACGACACCTCCACAGAAACCTACGAAACCACACAAGGCAATGCATTCACTATCGAGCGACTGATGCCTGTGCCCTACAAGTTGACTTTGAACTTGGACATTTGGACCACTAATACCAATCAAAAGATGCAGATACTTGAGCAGATATTGACCTTGTTCAATCCTGCACTAGAAATCCAGAGCACAGACAACTACATTGACTGGACCAGTTTGAGTGTGGTTGAATTGGAAAGCGTACAATGGTCCAGCAGAACCATACCCATGGGCACAGAAAATCCCATTGACATCTGCACCTTGCGATTTAACTTGCCAATTTGGATTTCTAGTCCGGCCAAGGTCAAGAAGCTGGGTGTGATTGAGCGTGTGATTGCCAGCATGTATGATGCACAAGGCGATCTTCGTGATGCTGTGACCAACAGTGATCTGCTGTTGGGCACGCGACAAGTTATCACACCGTTCAACTACAAAATTGTGGTAATTGGCAACAGCATCCAAATACTGCAAGAACGCACTATTGTGGATCAACCAAACACCAGTCTCGAACCTCCAGACATTGTGAGCGGCAGTGGACTACTATGGCCAGCAGTGATTGGCATGTATGGTGTACTACGACCCGGCATCAGCCAACTGCGCCTTACACAGCCAGATGGATCAGAGGTGATTGGTACCATAGTGGTTGACCCCAATGACGAACGTTTTGTATTATTCACAGTAGACGAGGATACTACTCCGCAAAACACCATGCTGCCTGTAAATGCTGTGATCAATCCGTTGATCAGTGCACCCAGTAATGGTTTACCAGCAGCAGTTGCTGGGCAACGGTACTTGCTGACTGAAGGAACAGGAGCAGCAGGCAACACTTATCCTGCGCCAGCTTGGCTGGGCCCGTCTAATCGTCCTTTGGTTGCTCGAGAAAATGACATTATTGAGTACAACGGCAGTTGGTGGGATGTTACTTTCAATGCTGATCAGCAAACTCAAGTTCAATATGTTAGCAATCTCACAACAGGTATACAGTATGAATGGACAGGTGGTTCATGGATAAAAAGTTATCAGGGCATCTACCCCGGCGGCGACTGGAGTCTGGTATTGTGAACGCCGTGGGCGTTTGGTTCTTGAGCAACAAAACCAATCGTTATCTATACCTACTGCGCAATGACGTCAAGCACCCGGGCACCTGGGGACTGCCCGGCGGCAAGATCGAACCTGGCGAAACCTTGCTGGGCGGCATGGAACGTGAATGCATTGAAGAACTAGGCAGCTTTCCTGTTTACAAGCGTCTGGTGCCCATTGAAAAATTTACCTCAGCTGACAACAAATTCGTGTATCATACCTTTGTATGTGTGGTAGATGAAGAATTTGTGCCAATTCTCAACGACGAGCATCTAGGATATGCTTGGATCGACGAAGGCACTTGGCCCAAACCCCTGCATCCTGGACTGTGGAGCACCGTAAACATGGACACGGTGCAAAACAAAATCCTGCGTGTTGCGCAGGATTTTGTGGGTTCCAAA